GACCGACGACAGGGCGTGGCCCGTCACCGCGGCGATCTCCGAGGGCGTGCAGCCGGCGCGGGCTAGCTGCACGACGCACGAATGCCGCAGCCAGCGCAGGACCAGCGGCTTACCCTTGCTGGCCTTCCGCACGGCCATGAACACGCGCGGCAGGCGCTCCTCGCTGTAGGCCTTGCCAGTCCCCTCGTCGCGGAACAGGAACATTTCGCCCGCGCCGGCGGTCGCCAGCATCGCCCGCAGCGTCTCGCTGACAGTGATCGTCACGCTGGCCCCCGTCTTGCTCTGCGCGAACGAGAAGGCGCCCGTTGCCGCGTTGTATTCGGCGCCCGTCCGCATGGCGCGAACGTCCGTGATCCGCTGGCCGATCTCCCACTCGAGCAGGATGATCAGCGCCAGGCTGGGGCGGCCGTGCTCGCGACAGGCCTTGACGTAGAAGTCGACGTCCTCCTGTTCCCATATCATCACCTTTGACGGCGCAGCCTTGATGCGGATTCCCGCGCAGGGGTTGTCCTGGCGCCAGCCGGCCGCCACCGCCTGATCCATGATCAGCCGCAGCGTCTTGCGCAGGTGCAGCTTCGTGGTCTGCTGGCCGGGGAACTGCGCCAACAGCTTTTCCACGTCAGCGCGGCTGATCAGGGTCGGGTCCGGGTCGCCGACGACTTCGGACCACCGCAGAATGTGGTTGATGTAGGTCTGGTAGTGCCGGATCGACCGCGGCTTCAGATCCGCCCAAGAGCTCGACTGCTGCCACAGGCGCAGGAGCTTTGCGATCGTCCGCCGCCCGGCCTTGTCGTCGACGCTTCGCCCGTCGCGCTGGCGGATCAGTTTGGCGTACAGGTCGGCGGCGTCGCGCTGGATGGCCGCGATCTCGTGCCCGTCGTCCAGGTCGCCGCGGCGCCGGGCGTCACTCAGGGGGAGCGGAATAGCCGGCGACCAGCCGGAGGGCCGGAGGCGCGGCGGAACCTCGAACAGCACGCGAAACGTCCCGTCCACTCGCGGGCGGACGGTGACGTACTTGCCGAGCTCGAGCTTGACGGAAGGCATCGGGATCGAAGTCCCACGGGTTACGGTCTTGCGCATCATGCTTCATCCCCAGGGCTTTGAGAACCTCGTCTCGGTCGAACAGGCTTTGGCGTCCGCGATCGACGCGGGCAGGCATCCGGCCGGCCGCGATGCGCCGACGAAGCGTCTCCTCGCCGTACCCAGCCAGGTCGCACACCTGCCGGGTTGTCAGTCGCATCGGCAGGTCGACCCTGCTCATCACTACCCTTTGTCCGTGTACAGGAACCGGGCGGCTCCGAGTTGCTTGACGGTGTGGGTGACGGGGGAGGGATCGGAAAGGGCTTGGCGGGTGGCGGCGTCCAGAGTGACGTCCGACCAGCCATCCGCCGTGGTCCCCAGCCAAGCGACAGGCTCCCCCACTGGGCGGGTGTTCCATGCGGTGAGGGCTTCGGCCTTTCCGTAGGCAACCGGGCCATGAACGTCGCCGTGGCCTATGTCGGTGCAGACCACCCGAAAGGGCCGCGCGGGCATGTCGCCGACGAGTGAGCCCACCGATTGAAAGGCCAGGCGCTCGGCGCTTCCGCAGAACGGACACGGCTTCAGCTTCTCTGTCACTGTCATGGTGTGTTCCTTCGTGCGGTGTTCGGCTCTCTCTGACGGGCTGGCCATTAAGCTGCCTCTGTCTGGTTGCTGTGGTCTGTCGACGCGAGCGCCATGCCGCCCTCCCTAGAGGCGGCAAAGGTGACATACCGTCACACTATGTCAAGAGCGAAGCGTCACGCCGTGTCACAACGCGCTTTTGCCTACAGCCAGGCCATGGGGGCGAGAATCATGAGCAGCAGAAGCAGGGCGATCCCGCGGTAGATCCACATGCGGCGCTGAAACGGGGTCATTCGCCCGCCGCCTTGCCGCCAATCAGGACGCGCAGCAGTTGGACGGCCTGCTTGCGCTGCGGCGCCGACAGGCCGTCGTAGATCGACCATAGCCCGTCCGGGTCGGTCGGGTTGCGCATGATCAGGTCAGCCGGCGAGCAGCGTAGCTCCTCTGCCGCGCGCTCGAGGAACGGCTGATCGTACCGCCGGCGACCCGTCTCGATCATGGAAATGTACGATCGCTCGAGCCCGATGCGCTCGCTGAATTGCTCCTGGGTCAGCCCGCGGTGCTTGCGCCACTCCCTGATGAAGTGTCGCGGGCGCTCCGGCTTCAGCCTGTTGGTCATGGTCAGGTCCCTCCTTGAGAGCCTACCACGACATAACGTCCCAGTGTGTGACTGGTTGCCACAAGATACCCCCTTGACGCGAATGTGGCACATGGTCACTCTGACCATCAGACACACCAAAGAGGCGGCGATGAAGCTTCAACAGTACATGACCGACAAGGGCATCAAGGACAAGGCGGCGGCTGCCGAGCTTGGCATTGACCGGCCGTATGTCTCGACGATTCGCCGCGGCCTGCGCGAGCCGTCGCTGCGGCTGGCCTGCCACATCGAGAAGTGGTCCGGCGGCCTTGTGACGCCGCGCGAACTGCTGACGGCGGACTGATCACATGGTCCGGGGGGCGGCTCAGAGGACGGCGGGCAAGCGGGAGACCGACTTTCAGGCGCTGCATGTGCCCGTGCCGCCGTCCGTCAATTCGCTCTACCGGAACCTGCCGGGGCGCGGGCGGGTGAAGACCAAGGACTACAGCGCGTGGTTCGCCAACGCCCGCAACGTGGTCCGGCTGCAAAAGCCCGGAGTCGTGCGCGGCGCCGTCGTCATCGTCCTGTGCGTCGATCGTCAGGGCGTCGGCTCCGATCTGGATAACCGCGTCAAGGCGCTGTTCGACCTGATCGTGAAGATCGGCGTGATCGAGGACGACTCCAAGGTTCTGGCCTTCTGCACGGCCTGGGCCCCGAAGACACCCGAGAACATCGTCCGCCTCGCCATCATGCGGGCCTGCGACTTCTCAGTGAAATACCGGCTGCACGCTGACGGCGCGAGCGGCGGCTGGTTCCTTGACGCGCCGAACGAAGGGGAAGGCTGACGTGGCCATTTCGATTGCAAGTCTCAGGAAGGTGAAGGTGGATCAGCCGCCTCGCGTCCTGATCTACGGACCGCCCAAGATGGGCAAGACGACGCTGGCGTCCGAGTTCCCGGCGCCCGTGTTCCTGCAAACCGAGCAGGGAGAAAGCGGCGGCCTCGAGCTCGACTCGTTCGGCCACCTGCAAACCTACGCGGAAGTCGACGAGGCGCTGATCTCGCTGTTCAACGAGACGCACGCCTTCGCGACGCTCGTGGTCGACAGTCTGTCGGAGCTCGAGAAGCTGATCATCGCCGAGGCGTGCAAGCGCAACGGCTGGAAGAACATCGAGCAGCCTGGCTACGGCAAGGGCTACGTCGCCGCCGACGCCATCTGGCAGGAGTTCCTGACCGCGATCAACATGCTGCGCAGCCAGCGCGGCATGGCCGTGGTCCTGATCGCTCACGCCAGCATCGAGCGGTTCGACGATCCGCAGACGCAGTCCTATTCCAGGTACGACATCGACCTGCACAAGAACGTGCGGGCGCTGATGCAGCGCGAGGTGGACGCTATCCTGCTGGTCAAGCAGGACGTCTCGCTCCTCAAGGAGAAGACCAGCTTCGGCGGCGAGCGCGCCATCGGCACCGGAGCCTCGCGCTGGATCTACTGCGAGGGCTCGCCCGCCTACACGGCCGGCAACCGCTACAACATGCCCGACAAGCTGTTGTTCCAACCGGGCAAGGGCTTCTCCGCCCTGGCTCCCTACTTCCCGCAACCGGCCGCCGGCGAGACCGCCCCGGCCAAGAAAGAGGAGGCGGCCTGATGGCTGACCTTGGAACCAACTTCGACCCCGCTTCGGCGCCGCCGAGCGATCGCGACTTCGACCTGATCCCCAACGGCTGGCAACCGGCGCAGGCCATCGAGTCCGACGTCTCGCCGACCAAGGACGGGACCGGCACCATCGTCTCGTTCACCTTCGAGATCCTGTCCGGCCAGTACGAGCGCCGGCGCATCTGGAAGCGCATGAACGTCCAGAACAAGTCGGCCGAGGCGCAGGCCATCGGTCAACGCGAGCTCGCCGACCTGTGCCGGGCGCTGGGCCTGCCATCCATGGCCAACACCGAGCAGGGCCACGGCAAGCCGCTGATGATCCGCGTCGGCGTCGAGAAGGGCAAGGACGGCTACGAGGACAAGAACACCGTCAAGGCGTTCAAGCCCTTCGAGCAGGCCGGGCCCGGAGGCGTGCCCGCGCATGTCGCCGCGTCGGCCAGCGGATCCGGCGCTGCTGCGACGGCCCGACCCTGGGGCAACCGCTAGCCCAGCTTCCCCGGCGGGCCTGACTTCCAACGGCCTCGCCCGCCGGGGCTCCCATCCAACGCTCTGTCAAGAGCATCGCACGAGGACCGTGACGATGAACGCTACCACCTTGTCTGGCAACCAGCCGGCCAACGAGACTCACTACGACGGCCAAGCCGCTGATCTCGGCTTCTGCGAAGACCTGATCAGCCGCATCGAAGAAGCCGAGGCCGCGTTCCGGCGTGGCAACCGCCCGGCCGGTGTCGCCGCCCTGGCCGCCGTCGACCGCATGCTGGCCGTCGCCGTCAAGCGGGTGGCCCATGGGTGATCCCGTCTCCGATCTCCCGGCCATGAACGCCGCCGTCGATCGCTGGATCGAGGAGGCCAAGGTCCACGCGGAAGGCCCGTTCCACCTGCGGCGCCGCTCGCTCTGGCTGGACGACATGCTCAAGAAGCTGGCCGCCGCCGTCGACCGCGACATGGAGCCCCCGCCTCCGCTGCGCGGCGTGACCGTGTCCGACATTCACAGCGCACAGGCCCGCCTGCTGGTGGCCGCGCGCGACATTGAGGAGGGCGCCCGTGGCTGATCTCCCCGAGATTGTCCCGCTCACCACGTCGGCCATCTGGTCGGGGTGGGAACGCGAGCAGGATCGCAGTCGCCGCACCTACGTCGGCGCCTCCGTCCTGGGCGACGAGTGCGAGCGCAAGCTCTGGTACTCGTTCCGCTGGGCGCACGAGCCCGAGGTGTTCGACGGCCGCAAGCTGCGACTGTTCAACACCGGCCACGTCGAGGAGGACCGGCTGATCGCCGACCTGCGGCGGGCCGGGATCGACGTGCTGGACCGTGACCCGCAGACCGGCGGCCAACTGGCCGTGACGTTCGCATGGGGCCACGGCGGCGGGCACATGGACGGCGTCGCCTACGGCGTGCCCGAGGCGCCCAAGACCGACCACGTACTCGAAGCCAAGACGCACAATCACAAGAGCTTCACCGCGCTCAAGCGGCTGGGCGTCGCCGGCCACAAGCCCGTCCACATGGCGCAGATGCAGATCTACATGCACCTGCACGGCACGACCCGCGCGCTCTACCTGGCCGTCAACAAGAACGACGACGAGATCTACAGCGAGCGCGTCGAGTACGACCCGGCGCTGTCCCTGTCGCTCATGGTCAAGGCCGAGCGGATCGTTGCCTCGCCCGTGCCGCCGACCAAGGCGCACGAGGACCCCGAGTCCAAGATGGCCTGGGGCTGTCAGTTCTGCCCGGCGCTGTCGCTCTGCCACCTGGGCGCCATGCCCCTGCGCAACTGCCGCACCTGCCTGCACGCAACGCCCGAGCAGGATGGCGACGGCCGCTGGTCCTGCGACCGCCACAAGCGCGACCTGTCCCGCGAGGATCAGGAGGCCGGCTGTCCCAACCACCTGTTCATCCCCGCCCTCATTCCCGGCGAGCAGATCGACGCCGACGAGGCGGGCGAATGGGTGTCCTATCGCATGCGCGATGGCTCCGTCTGGCGGGATGGGGGTGGAGCGTGAACTTCTACAACGAGTTCGATCCGAAGGCCGCGGCGTGGCTGCGGGAAATGGTCCGGCTGGGCGAACTGCCGCCGGGCGTGGTCGACGAACGCAGCATCAAGGATCTCCAACCCCATGACCTCGACGGCTTTACCCAATGCCACTTCTTCGCCGGGATCGGCGGATGGTCCCTCGCAGCCAGGATTGCCGGGTTTCCCGCTGACCGGCCCTTCTGGACCGGCTCCTGCCCGTGCCAGCCGTTCTCGGTCGCCGGCAAAGGCGCCGGTGTCGACGACCCACGGCACCTGTGGCCCGACTTCCTTCGCCTCATCGCCGCCTGTCGGCCCCCTCTCGTCATGGGAGAGCAGGTTGCGGGAGCGGCTGGCTATGGTTGGCTCGACGGAGTGCTCGCTGATCTGGCGCGTGAAGGCTACGCCGGCCGGGGGGTCGATATCCCGGCTTGCGCCGTGGACGCCCCCCATATCCGCCAGCGGCTCTACTGGATCGCAGAGCGAAGCGATGCATCCGGTGTCGGCCTGGCCGACACCGGATGCAAGCCTCGGCGGGGCGGACCCGGTCGATCGGAAGACGGGCGTGTCGCTGCAAACGCACATGGTGCGGGGCAACTGGCCGGCGCCGACCAGCCTGTCGTTCAAGGACAGTCACCAGCCCGGAAACTGCGCGAGCATGAACAAGACGGTGGCTTTGGCGTTCGGGCCGTGGCCCACGCCGGCGGCTGCGGACCTGTCGGGCGGGCGGACGAACCCGGCGGGCACGAGCGCGACGGGGCAGCGGCCGGACGGGACCAAGGCACAGGTCGGGTTGCCGAACGTGATGAAGGAGGCTGCGGGGACCTGGTCGACGCCTCGCGCCTCGGACGGCGCGAAGGGCTCGCCGAACCAGAGCTTTGGTGCGGGCGGCCAGCCGCTCCCGGCGCAGATGTATGGGGCCAACCGGCACGCTTTTTTGGGAACTCCCGAAGCGAGCGACGTGGCGAAGCACTCGGAGGTTCCGGCGACGGTCGAGCGGCGGATTTCCAAGGGGCAGCAGATCGCCCTGAACGCCCATATCAGCCTGACGATGGCGAAGTTGGCTTCTGGTCCGCCCACGACTGGATCGCCTGCCACGACGGCAAGGCCCGCCGGATCCCCGAATCCAGCTTTTCCTTGTTGGCTGATGGGGTTCCCAACCGTGTGGCTAAGTGGCGCGGATTCGGCAATGCCATCGTCCCGCAACTCGCGGCGGAAGTGATCGGCGCCTACCTCGACGTGGAGGCGGGCGCATGCTGACCCTGCGGGCATACCAACAGGAATCGATCGACGCCGTCATGGACTACTGGCGGGCGGGCGGCGGAAACCCGCTCGTCGATTTGGCCACCGGGCTCGGCAAGTCCGTCGTCATCGCCAAGCTGACTCGCGACCTGGTCGAAGCCTACCCGGACATGCGCGTGCTCATGCTCGTCCACGTTCGGGAGCTCGTCGCTCAGAATTTTCAGGCCCTGATACGTCTGTGGCCCGACGCGCCGGCCGGCATCTACAGCGCCGGGCTGGGCCGCCGGGACACACACCACCGCATCACCTTCGCCGGCATCCAGAGCGTCTACAAGAAGGCCCGCGAACTGGGGCCGCGCGACCTGGTCCTGATCGACGAGGCGCATCTGGTTCCGAACGGGGGCGAGGGCATGTACCAACGCCTGCTGACCGACCTGCGCGAGATGCGCCCGGACCTGCGCGTCGCCGGCTTCTCGGCCACGCCGTACCGCCTCGATAGCGGGCGGCTGGACAAGGGCGACGGGCGGCTGTTCGACAAGGTCGTCTACAGCTACGGGGTCGGCGCCGGGATCGACGACGGCTGGCTGTCGCCGCTGATCTCCAAGCGGGCGGCGAGCGAGATTGATGTGGCCGGCGTCGCCCGGCGGGGCGGCGAGTTCGCGCCCGGCGCGCTCGAGGCCGCGGCCGACACGGAGGCGCTGACGCGGGCGGCCGTCGAGGAGATGATGGCGTTCGGACAGGGGCGCCGGTCCTGGCTGGTGTTCTGCGCCGGGGTCAAGCACGCCGACCACGTCGCCGACGCCCTGTCGGCCGCCGGCATCCCTGCCGCCTGCATCACGGGCGACACGGAGGACAGCACGCGGGACCACCTGATCCGCGAGTTCAAGGCCGGGCGGCTGCGCGCGCTCACGAACGCCAACGTCCTGACGACCGGATTCGACGCCCCGTCCACGGACATGATCGCCATGTTGCGACCGACTCTGTCGACCGGGCTGTTTGTCCAGATGGTCGGGCGAGGCACGCGCCTGGCGGACGGCAAGGCCGACTGCTTGATCCTCGACTTTGCGGGTAACTGCCGGCGCCATGGCCCGGTCGACGCCATCGAGGTCGAGAGCAAGCGCAAGAAGGCGCCGGCGGAGGAGGGCGCGGTCAAGCCGGAGACCGTGCGGGCCAAGGAGTGCCCCAAATGCCAGTCCATGGCGGGTCTGTCGGCGCGGCTGTGCAAGGTGTGCGGGCATGAGTGGCCGGCGCTGGCCGAGCACGAGGCCGAGGCGGACGACGCGCCGATCCTGAGCCGCGAGGTGAAGGCGGAGCCGAACGATCACCCTGTCGTCGGCTGGACGCCGCGCCGGCACGAGAAGTTCGCCGCGCCGCCGTCGCTCCGGGTCGAGTACCTGGCCGGGCTGCTGTCCGTGTCGGAGTGGGTGGCGCTCGAGCATGGCGGCTACCCGCGGCAGAAGGCGGGCGAGTGGTGGCGCCGACATGGCGGCGACCTGCCCGTGCCCGCGACCGTCGACGACGCCATCGTGCGTTTCGGCGAGCTAACCCGTCCGTCTCACATCATCACCCGCCGGAACGGCAAGTGGCACGAGATCACCGGCCGCCGGTTCGGCGCGGCCCAGCAGGAGGAAGCGGCGTGACCCCGGCGCGAGAACACGAACTGCTCGAGCGCATCGACCAGTTGAAGCACGACAACTGGCTGCTCGAACGCGAGCTCGGCGCGGTCAAGGAGGCGGACAAGGTGCGCCGGTTCCGCGACGCCCTCGCCCTGACACCCAGCGCGGCCACGGTGCTGACGTCCCTGCACGCCCTGCGCGGCAAGACGCTGAGCCGCGAGCGGATCCTGGCCATGCTGTACCCGAACGGTGACGAACCGGAAGCCGCCAAGGTGCTGGACGTGTTCGTGTGGAGCATCCGCAAGGCGATCGGCAAGGACGGCGTCGGCGTCACCTGGGGCGTCGGCTGGTTCCTGACCGAGTCCGGGCTGGCCGAGTGCGACCGCATCGCCGCGCTCGCGCACGTCCCGCCGCGACTGACCACGCGCCACGGCCGCCGGGAGGTGAGCGCATGAGCAACCAGCACACCGCCGGCTGGACCGACGAGAGGGTGGAGGCGCTGCGCAAGCTGTGGGCGGACGGCAAGAGCGCCGCTCAAGTGGCCTCGGCCATCGGCGGCGGCGTCACCCGCTGCGCGGTCATCGGCAAGATCCACCGCATCGGCATCGCCAACCGCAGCTTCGCGGCCACCCCCGAGAACGCCCCGCCGCCGCGCCGATCCGCCTTCGCCCTGGCCGAGTTCGACCCCGTGATCGCCCGAGTCGTGGCGTCGTGGACGGACGAGATCAGCAAGATGAACACAAGCAACGAACAAGATGGGGCGCAAGATGACTGAGGCCACGCCAGTATTCAAACTCGACGCCGCGTGCGTCCGCGCCGGCGGCGATCGCGGCGGCGCCTACCTCGACGCCATCGGCATCACCGATCTGGCCAAGCTGAATCCGGCACAGTGGGAGAAGTTCTGCGGACTGGTCGTCGCCGGCGCCTTCCACAAGGCCATGGACGGCTGGATCGACACCATCGGCTGCAACACCAGCGACGAGGCGCCGTTCTGATGAACCCCGCCACCGCCGGCACACCGCCCGGCCCATCGCCCTTCGCCCAGGCCGCGCCTGCGCTGCTCGAGCTCGGGTATGCGCCCATACCTTTGCGGCCGCGCGACAAGGCGCCGGGCACGCGCACCCAGGGCCACCTGTGGAAGCTGATGACCGACTGGCCGCGGTTCCGCGACCGCCTGCCGTCCGTGTTCGAGATGCGGGCGTGGGCGGCGTGGGACGAGGCCAACGTCGGCATCGTGCTCGGCACCGCCATCGGCCAGCACCGCCTGATCGCCGTCGACATCGACTCCTCCGACCACGACGAGGTCGACCAGATCCGCCGGGCCTGCCCGTCCTCGCCCATGATCAAGGTCGGGGCCAAGGGGATGACGCTGTTCTACCGGGCGCCGCCGGAGATCAAGAGCCGGGGCTACAACCTCGAGAACAAGCGGCGCGTGGTCGACCTGCTCACCGGCAACCAGACCCGCCAGACGGTCATGCCCCCGTCGATCCACCCCTACGGCCCGACCTACCGCTGGATCAGCGGCCCGGTCGCCGCCGAGGAGCTTCCGCTGTTCGACGAGACGTGCCTCGACCGGCTGCACGACACGCTCGAGAGCATGGGCTGGGGCGGGGAGGTGGCGGAGCATGCGCGCGAGACACGCCGGCCGTCGTCCGACGTTCACGACGACGATCCTAACCTGTGGCGGGAGACCAACGATGCGGCTCTGGCGAACCTTGACGCATGGGTTCCGGCTCTTGATCTGTATGGCCTACGTTCTACGCGACGTGGCGGCTACGAGGCGGTAGCAACCTGGCGCCCTAGTGGCTCCGGCCAGCCGCTCGAGAAGCGCAAGCTGAACCTGCAAATGCACCCGGACGGCATCCGCGACTTCGGCGCCGACGTCGCCTACACCGCGCTCGACCTGCTTTGCGCCGCCAACAACTGGACCCTCGACGACGCCTTCGCCTGGCTGCGCGAGAAGCTGGGGCTCAACGACTCCGCCTTCACCGTGCCCGCGCCCCCGCCGCGCATGGTCGTCGAGACGGCCAGCGGCGATCTGGTCGAGGAGGCGACCGGAAAGTCCGTAACCCCGAGTCCCCCGGCTTCGCACGAGATTCCCGCGCACCTGCTGGCCGCGCCCGGACTCGTGGGTGAGATCGCCCGCTGGATCGTGGACTCGTCATCGCGGCCGCAACCTGGCCTCGCCCTAGGCGCCGCACTGGCCATCGTCGGAACCGCGGCCGGCCGCAAGTACGCGGGACCGACGCGCTCCGGTACGCACCTGTATGTGCTTGGCCTCGCGCGCACGGGCGCCGGCAAGGACCACGCGTTGAATCAGATCAACCGCGTCCTCAACGCCGCGGGCATGGCCGCGCACATAGGCCCCTCGCAGTTCATGTCCCTGTCGGCCGTCGTTCGCCGGCTGGACCGGGCGCCGTTGACGTGCTGCGCGATGGATGAGTTCGGCGCCTACCTTGCCCGCGTCAACAACCGCAAGGCCTCCCCCCACGAGCGCGGCGTCTCGCAAGTGCTGCGCGAGGCGTGGGGGCGGTCTTTTCAGACCATGACGACTCCCGAATGGGCGGGCGAGCCGGCGCGCACAATCCACGCGCCCGCGCTGTCGCTCTATGGCGTGTCGACGCACGAGGAGTTCTACGCCGCGCTCCAGGGCGCCGACATGCACAACGGATTCCTGAATCGCTTCCTTGTCCTGTCGACGCAAAATCGCCCGGCATCGGTCGAGCCTGTCGCCGATCCTTTCGAGGTTCCCGACTCCATCGAGTCGCAGATGCGGGCGATCTTCACCAAGGGCGGGCCCCTCATGATCGCGAGCTGTCATAGCGGCGCCGCGGAAAAGCCGGCCGTGACCGTGCCCTGGCATAGCGAAGCGGCTAGGCAGGCATGGCTCGCCTTCGATCGCGAGATTGAGCGGCGCACGGATGAGACTCCGCTTTTGTCGCGAAGTGTCGAGATGGCGCTGCGCATCGCGACGATTCTGGCCATCGGCCGTAACTCCGAGTCCCCCGCCGTATCGCTCGAGGACTTCACGTTCGCGCGTGACCTGGCCATGTGGTCGGGCGAGCGCATGATCGCAGAGACGGCGCTGTATGTCGCCGAGACTGACGCGCAGGCGTCGTCGCAGCTTGTCCTGCGCATCATCGCCCGGCGCGGCCGCATCAGTGCGCGTGACCTGTCGCGGGCGACGCAACGGCTGAATCAGCGCGAACGGCGTGACGTCCTGGCCGGGCTTGTCGAAGCCGGACTCGTGGATCACTTGCGGGTGCAATCGTCGACTGGCCAGATTGCCAGCGTATACGCCATGGCTAGCGACGGGGGAGCGGATCCGGCCGGACCGTAACCCCGAGTCCCCCGGCTCCAAACACGCCAACGCCCCCCGCCAGCATGGCCAGCGGGGGGCGACAGGGGCCCGGATGGGCGGCGCCACGCCTACACGCGCAGCGGCATGAGCACGATCAGGCGCCGCGCGTCATCTGCGCAGGACAGGCGACAGGGATGCGAGGGGGCGACGCTATCGAGGGTGACTGACGGGCCCGTCAAGCTGGCCAGCGCGTCGCGCACATAGGACGCATTGAGTCCCCATTCCAGCGACTCGGGCGCAACCGGCGCCGGCTCGCCTTTCTTTCCGTGCGCCTTGCCCCATGCCTTCGCGTCTGACTTGACGTCCAGAGTCGCGGCCGCCTTTCCGCCTTCCGTGTTGCGCGCCTCCAAGGCGAGGGAGCCGGCCGCATGGTTAAGGGTGAACCTGACCGCGCGCGAGTCCGTGTCGCAGATCGTCGCGACGTTGGCGACGGCCGACGCCAGGCCCGCGCGGTCCGCCGTCATCGTGTAGGCGTGCGACGTAGGGATGACTCGCATGTAATCAGGGAAGGAGCCGTCGATAAGGCGCGACGCCAGG